AAATTTGGTATTGAGCAAACAAATGAAGTAACTCTTGTTATTTCTAGAGAAAGATGGGAAACATATATTCAACCATTGCTTAAAAACGAGTCTAATGTAAAGTTAACTACCCGTCCTAAAGAAGGGGATCTAGTTTATTTTCCATTAGGTGATCGTTTATTTGAGATTAAATATGTAGAACATGAGAAACCATTCTATCAACTTCAGAAAACTTATGTATACACTCTGAAGTGTGAACTCTTCCGTTACGAAGATGAAATTATTGATACAGGAGTTGCTGAAATAGATGATGTCCTTACTGGTGATGAGGCAGATGGAACTTCAGAAGACGGTATTACTACACTTCTAGGATCATCTCAAAGTCTTACATTAGTAGGAAGTGGAGTTACTGCCACTGCTGAAATTGGATTTAATACTGAAGGATCTATTAGGTTAATTAATATTAGTAATAGGGGTGGTGGATATAGTGCTATTCCAACAATTGGAGTAAGTTCTGCTCCCGCTGGTGGTGTAACTGGCATTCTTACTGCAACTATGATTAGTGGTATCAATGTATGCAATCTTAATATAAGTGATAATTTAAAATCAGTACAGTCTATTGTTATTACAAATCCAGGTTCTGGATATACTCTTGCACCTACACTTCAAGTCACTGGTGGAGGGGGTTCAGGTGCTGCTGGAACAGTCTTTATAGGTGATGGCACTGTTGGAGTTGTTACACTCACTGATGCTGGTTCTGGATATACTACAGCACCTACTGTAACAATTACTGGTCCTGTTGGGGTAGGTACAACTGCAACTGCTGAGGCTGTAGTGAGCACTGCTGGAACCATTAGTGCTATTCACATAACTAACGCTGGTGCTGGATATACATCTAGTCCAACGATTACGATTGGCAATCCTTCACTCAACAATAGTGGTAACTTCACATTTAACGAAATTGTCACTGGATCCATTACTGGAGAAACAGCAAGAGTAAGAACATGGAGTGCTACCACAAACGTTCTAGAAGTTGCAAATGTTTCTGGAATGTTTAGTATTGGAGAGAATATAACTGGTGGAACCTCTGGTGCAGTTCATGCATTAAGGGTTATTAGTGAGGATCCACCAGAAGATGGATTTGCTGATAATGTTAATATAGAATCTGCTGCAGATGATATTTTAGACTTCAGTGAACAGAACCCATTTGGAATTCCATAAATATAAAATACAAGGACTCTAAAAAATGTTTGAATATTTTTATAACGAAATCTTGAGGAGAACCATTATTGGTTTTGGTACTCTATTCAATAGCATATCCATTAAACAAGATGGCTCACCAGTAAGAGTTCCTCTTGCTTATGGACCTACTCAAAAGTTTTTAGCAAGATTAAATCAATCACCAGATCTTAACAAAGCAACATCCCTGTCTTTACCAAGGATGTCTTTTGAGTTTACTGGATTAACTTACGATCCCTCCAGAAAAGTAACTACAACTCAGAAGATTATAATTCAAAATCCAGATTCTGATTCTCCTGATGAGAAAAAAGTTTTTATGCCAGTTCCATATAATATGGCATTTGAACTTGCTATCATGTGTAAATTAAATGACGATGCCTTACAAATAGTAGAACAGATATTACCATATTTTCAACCATCATATAACCTTACAGTAAACTTAGTTTCCTCAATAAAAGAAAAAAGAGATATTCCTGTGGTGCTTGAAAACATTACGATGCAAGATGATTATGAAGGAGATTTTGAATCGAGAAGAGTTCTTCTTTATACTTTGAGGTTTACTGCTAAGACATACTTATTTGGTCCAGTTCAGGATGCTTCCAAAGATATTATTACCAAATCTACAGTCAACTACCTCACTGGTACAGATACTTCAAACGCAACACGCAATCTTACATACTCTGTTGTTCCTAGAGCAATTCAAAATTATGATGGAACAGTTCTTACCAATTTAGCAGTAGACATAACTAAGACTCAAACTGTATTTGAAGTTGAAGATGCAAGTGGTATTACAGCATCCTCTGGCTCCACAAGTGTCTATATTGATCTAGGTGGAGAGGAACTATTTGTTAAAGCAGTTGATGGTAATAAGTTGACTGTTAAGAGAGGACAAGACGGAACCACAAAACTTGCTCATATTCGAGGAACATCTATTAAGTCTATTACTTCTGCTGATAATTTATTAGTTGAGGAAGGTGATGACTTTGGATTTAGTGGTACTATAACTGGGGATTAAAAGTGAAAAATAATTTAGATGATGCCTTTAATATAACACCGACTGAGGTTGAGGTAGATCCAACTGATGTTAAAGAACCAGTTGGAATACAAAAACCTGATAGGTTAACTAAAAATGATGTTGAGAAGGATTATGAGTATACTCGTGGTAATCTTTATAGCATTATAGAGAAGGGTCAAGAAGCAATTAATGGTATACTTGAACTAGCACAGGATAGTGAGATGCCAAGAGCATATGAGGTTGCAGGACAGTTAATTAAAAGTGTTTCAGACGCCACTGATAAGTTAATGGATCTTCAAAAAAAGGTCAAAGATGTTAATGAAGACGTTCCACAAAAAGGTCCAAATACAGTTAATAATGCATTGTTTGTTGGATCAACAGCAGAACTTGCTAAGTTATTAAAAAATGGAGTAAAGGAAGAAGATAAATAACTTGAGGGAGAGAAATCCCAAAGTATATTAACTACTAATACCATGTCGGAGAAACTACCGTCACTAGATGATTTCACTGAAAGTGGATTACCATCTGTCGAAGAATTTTTAAAAGAAGAAGAAGAAACGGTAGAGCTTCCATCCGTAGAAGAGTTTGTAGAAGAGGAAGTAGAAGAAGATAGTATTACTATTGAAGATGCTAATGGTGATCCATTTTTAGAAGTCACCGATGTAGTAAAAGCACCTGAATGGTCTGAATTAGTTCGGATGGTTAATGATGTCAGGGAAAGTATTCCTGATATTCCAGAAGTAAAATATTATGATGAGGAACTAAAACAACTTGCAGAACATATTGAGCAAGTAAAAGATAATATACCTGAAGTTAAAAGTTATGATGATGAAGTGCAATCTATATGTGAACAGATAGATCTCTTAAGGACATCTGTAAGGGATCTTCCTGAAGTAAAATATTATGATGAACAGATTGATAGTATTGAAGATAAAATAGATCTTATTCAACAAGAAGTAACAAATCTTCCTGAAGTAAAATATTATGATGATGATTTTGTTCTCATAAGGGAAGAGATACAAAAAGTTAGAGAGGAAGTTGTTCCTGACTTTACTTGGATAGGAAAAACTTTTAAAGACTATGAATTAAATATTAATGCAATAGGTGATAGAGTAGATTCATTTAATATAAA